CTTACGATTTCATCGGTGTTTCCAGCTATCCCTAGTGCATAGTTGTAGAAGTAGCCTAGTATGGGATAATCTGTTGTAGCCTCTCCTGACCTACTACCAGTAGCAGGATCATAAGCCCCATCTGTAGTAACCTTACGCAGAGTCAAAGACTGTCCGTGTTCGCTTACAAGTCTATATAAGTCACCAGACCTAAACATTACTTAGCCCTAACTGTTGTAGTCGTAAGAGTCGGATTCGTTATAACTTGCAGGGTTTTTAAACCTATCTCTTCTAAAGCTGGGCTCTATTCTATCAGTATTCTCACGAACAGCTTTAACAGCAGTTGCACTAATACCACCGGCTTTGATACCTATGACAGCACCAGCAGTCTTACCCTGATACTCAAGGGTATCTGCTAAGGTCATGTACTGCTTTGCCAGAGTAGAGTACTTAGAGGTTAAGACACCATCGAGTTCTGTGTCAACCAGTCGTGAATACTTGGAAGATATGGCCCTAGCTACCCAAGCGGCAGAGTAATAAACATTGTTGCCAGTCTGAGTAAGACTAAATTCAATCTCCTCGTTCTCTAGCTGTTTATCAAAAGTGTCTGTATCACCAGACAACAACCTAACACTGTTCAATCTGCCAGCGGCAGTAGTTGTGCCAAGGGTAGTAGGATCATACGTCCAAGCCATTAACCGTTCTCCAACTCGCCGTAGTTACGCCTCCAACTACGGATCATACCTCGTTGCTTATCTAGTACCCTAGACTTCTTACAACGCTTTTTGTCATACTCTCTTGTTGTTGGTACAGCGGCTTTCACCTTTTCGTTAATACTGTCCACGAGGGCATTAAGTCCGTCTATGTCTAAGGCTTCAAGACCATCGCCCACTTTCATGCCAACTTCCTTAGCTGAGTTATGAAAGAGGGTTCTTTGATTGTATAGGATACGGACTTTGTTATCGTCTATACTGAGTTCTTTCCAAGGAAAGTGATCACCAGCAGCCCATTGTCTACCGTTAGCGGTAAAGGGCACCCTTACGAACGTAGGGCGGTCCACTTGAAACGGGAAGTTTTCTTGTCTAATCATGTCGGGGTCTCCTATGTGGGTGGGACACCCTAGAGCATCCCACCAGTTCAACTATTATTGAACGATACCGTTGAAGAAGTAACCCAAGTCTGGGCCAACTACTTTCATGTCGTAGGACATTTTAACTTGAATGTGCTCTGCAACCTGTTGACGCTTGAGTGCATCATCAGAGAAGGACTCAACAGTAATACCCAGATTGTTTGCTCCAGGAATTGAGTTCCATGCAAAGGTCATACCAGCAGCAGGGGTCATAAGACCAGCACTTGATGGTGTGTGACACAACATAGCATGTTTACCACCAATAAAGGAAGTAGACTCAGCAGCACCTTCTACAGCAGTGTTCTTGACTGCTTCCATGACGTAGAGCTTCTCTACTTCAAAGATCTCAGCAATTTTAGCATCTGTGATCAGTGCAGTGTTGCTGACAGTCGAACCACCGTTAAGGCGAGACAGAATGTCTGGGTGGTTGACCAGAATGTCACGGACTTCTTTACCGATAACCATAGTGTTTGGCTTATAGCCACCAGAAGCAAGTTGCATAGTGCGACGAGCATCTGTTACGTTCTGGATAGGTGTTGAGTTGGTGTAGTCGTTCCAGTATACAGGAGGAGTTCCGCCAGAAGCAGCACCAGACACGTTAGTTGTCCAGACACCATTAGTAAAGAATGTCGAAGCAAATTGCTCCTCACGGTGGATCATCAGGCGCATAGCCAGAGTCTCCGCACCCGCTTGGCGGATTTGTAGTACTTCGTCTTCGTTAGCAATAGTCTGCTCGTCAAAGTCCATACCAAGACCATACACATCAGCAAAGTAGCTGCTGTTAGAAATGGTCATACCGATACGGTTAACCTCAGTGCGTGGCGCAAGTTTCTTTACGTCACCAGTGCGGTTCATGTTGGCACGGTCATAGATGTAGTACTTGTCAGATTGACGTGCGACACCTACCGTGGGAAATACCTTATCTGCGATAAAGTTTTCTTGTGATTGTGCATAGGCCAGTGTCAAGTTAGACAACGGGCGGTCGATATGCACCTGTGATGGGGTTAGCATTGGCATTATAATGTTCCTTATTCTATGCTATTAAGCAGCAGCGTTGCCGCCTTGAATGAGTTCGATAGCAATGATCTGATCATCTACACCAGCTTCAGTTGCATAACCCATGATAATATTGCCAGTACCGGCAGTGACAGCATCGCCATTGGCATCTGTTGCTACAGCAGCACCGGCTGCGACAGTTCCGCCAGCTTTAACCATAACTTTACCTGTCATAGCTACTGTAGCAGCACTAGCAGCGGTTGGATTGTTGAGAAGAACACCAATGCAGTTTTCCCCTGCACCATCAGCTAGATCAACTTGACCGTCTGACTCTAGTGTTACGAACTTGAATTGTGCCGCCGAAAGGTCTTCGCCAGCAATGAATGTACGGGTATCCCGTGATTGCATAACAGCCATTTTTATTCCCCTTTATAGGATTTAGTGATAAGAGCTTTGCCTTCATCGGTCTTAGCTACAGCAGCGTAGGCCAAGGCATGTTCACTCTTCTTCATTTTATGTTCGTCCATGTAGGACTTTACGAGTGCCTCTAACTTATCGGTCGCAGAGGTGAACTCTCCGTCAACGTCAGATTTACCCAGCTCAGTCATACTACCTTCAAAGGCTTTGTCGGCTGCTTTGAGTGCTTGCATGATTGTTTCTTCGTCTCCGAAATTGGCAACCAAAGATTTGGCTACTTCAAGATCAAAGTGTGGTAGTTCGGCCTCTGCATGTTTAACTAAGATAGCATCTGCCTTAGCAACTTCTGCTTCTTCTAGTGCCTTAAGGATAGGCGCAGGAATATCAGCCTTGTTGATTTGTTCATCACCGTAAGTCACATACTCAGGTTCAACCGACTTCTCGATTGAGTCTGCTTTAACAATGTAACCAGCCTCTTCCAGAGACTTGCTAAGGCGATCAATCTCGGCTTTAGCTAGGTCTAGTTCAGCTTGAATGGTGTCTACCTCGTCCAACGGACCTTGGTAATCTTTCTTCATGTCCATGTTATACATTTTCATAGCTTCGTCCTCGGACATACCTTTGTCCATGTAAGGCTTCAGCTTTGCTTTCATGTCATCAGACATTTTTTCTACTTCGTTCTCCATAGTTTCTCCCTCGGAGTTGTCCCTTTTATAAAGAGAGACCATTGCTTGTTTGTTAGCTGGACGATCAACCAAGGACAGTTCATCTAACTCAAGTTGTTTAAGTAAATTAGGCATCGTAAGATTCCTTGATTGCACGACCACCTATTGAGAAGGCCGCAAGTTCACCAGATTTGACCCTAGCCCAGACGTCATCGTCGTAGACTTTAAAAGCTACAACCCAACCCTCTCGGTCACTCTGGATGCCAAGGGACTCACCAATCTCTTTGGTGACAGGCATGGAGTGGATAACCGCCCCAATCTGATCCCCTTTGTGCATTTCTTTACCGACACGAATATTCTCCATGAAGTTATTCACGGCCTTTACAAGTGTCTCTGGTTCGATAACATCGCCTTGGCGATCAACCACAGGTTCGCCCTTTTCGGTAACGACTGAGGCCCACCCATAGACGAGACGTTGTTCTTCGTCCGCCTTGAGGATTTGTCCTTCGATATTGTGTTTTGTGAGTTGTGACACTGAGGTTCCTCCCTCCCACATTCTGCAAGACCAGTACCCTGCTGTTGTCTTGTCCTTCTTTGAGTCGCAGTTATGCCTTGCACGGAAGTTGGCCCTAGCTTTCGGGTCATCCCTCCGTATCTCCATATTGGGGTCTCCGAAAGCCACACGTTTGATTTTACCTCCGCTTTGTACGAATACTTCAAACTTCTTATTGCCACCCTTAACACGGCGGGGCTTGTTTAAGGTAACTTGCTCTCCCTGATACTCAGCCTTTGTTACCTCTTCGTCAGACTTTTTACTGCTAGAAGCATGAGAAGCTGGTAAGAGGTCTTTGTCGTGCTTAGGAGACTTAGAACCTGACACGATACGGAGAAAGCTATTTACTCTAGCCATAGCCCACTGCTCAGGAGAGCTTACGTTAGGTCTTACAGATCCGGGATTTGTCTTATATGCACCAATACCTCGACGATACACAGCCTGTAGCATAGAGGTAGTTACCTTATGCTTAGACTTGGCGTTGTGTGCTGTTACTTTTGCTTGTAAGCCTTTTGCCATTATACGCTCCTACAACGGAGTATTACCGCTCTCTGGATAGTTGTGGATATACTTGTGGTAATTGTGCAGATAAATGTGTAGTCTCGTCTGTCTATACCACCAGCAATATAAATAATTGTGTTCTTGCCAGAAATTGCTTGGGAGATATTGTGTATACTGTCTACAAAAGCATTACCATTAGCAGTGTTTAAATCATAACCTGCGGGTAAAACATACTCTGTAGGATAATCATTAGACCTTACAGACCATGTAACAGAGGTTATGTTAAAGCCAGCAGCTATGTCCGCCCAGTCTATACTGTAATCCAGCAGTTCATCTGGGTCTTTATTGGGCCAAACTAGGCTCATGTCTTGTCCTCTTATGCTGCAAGGTTGTAAGATTGACCGGCGGATAACGTAGGCTTAACCTGTCGAACAAAGGATACTTGTGAGCGAGTTACGTTAAGTGACCTACCCCTGTTATACAAATCGGCTATAGCTGAGTAGTCAAACTTAATACCTGTTGCGGATAGGGTTGATACTTCGGGGGTTAATACTAAGCTGGCGTCTACAGCTACAGCTACTCTTGTGCCTACAGGCTCAATAGAAACAGTACCCTCGACCCCACCGTCAACCTCTGCTAGACCTTTTACGCCTAGGATACCTAATACTGGGGCTAACTCAAGACTTTCAGGAAGTTCAATGTTAGCATCGCCGTGACCAGTAGCATTAAGGTTAACACTTAAGTCAGCCTGTACTCCTGAAGGCTCTGCTTCTGCTTGGCCTATTGCAGTAAGATCTGCTACGACAGGGGTAAGAGACTGGCCGAGACAAACAGCATTAGCAAAAGTTTCAAAAGTTAAACTACTGTTGAAAGAGACTGTAGCCTCTTGACTGTCGTTACTGTAGACTATCTCCGTAGGGTTAGCTGTAAGGTCTGAGAAGCTTTCTTGTAAGATTAACTCACTTTGATACTGAGTTGCGTCCCAAGGGATAGTATTAAAACTCTGAGTGGTTACGGGGTCTGAGCCAGTAGTTACTTCAAAACCAGTAGAACCGAAGGGAAAGTTAAGGGAGAACTTATTACCGTCTTGTAGAAGGACGTTATCCCCTGCATCCCCTGCTGCACCATTCTGTAGGATACCCCCGTCAGGGAGGGTTGTAAGCTCCTTGTAGATAGGTACTAATGCAACTTTTGGACCCAGTAACTCTGAGACACTGGCTACCATATTAAAGGTAGTGGTGCTAGTTCCTGCCGCTGAAAGTCCTGTAGGGTACGGGTAGACTACACTGTCTGCGTATTGACGATCTTGGGCATGTAGTTTGACAGGGGGGTTTAAGTACCACTGAGGATCAAACGATCCCACAGTCATATCAAAACCTACAGGGAAGGGTGTCAGGTCTTGCAGTGATTCGGGTATATCTACGTTAATAGGAGGAGGTGTAAGTTCCTTATAGGCCCTAACCAAGACTTTTGTCTGGATATGCCCCGAAGGTACAGCAGCCGTTGACTCAAAGCCCACAACAGGTTGAACAACCTCTGTGGTTATAGCCCCCAGACCTACAGTATTAAGTAGGGAGTGCTCTTGGGGTACAGGGTCTCCGTTAGGAAAGTTGGCGTCTGTTATCTCTGGCTGTAACCTAATACCATAAAAGATATAAGCTGCACCGAAGTGATATAAGCCAGTAGACCCTTCCCCGTACCTGTCTGTACCGATAGTCTGGACCTGTACTGACTCAGGGGTCTCATTTATCTGTAGACCCTTTTCGGAATCTGGTAGTAGGTGAAATAAGGTTCTTGACTTATTTTCCCCTGCCATTTCTAAGGGTCTAGCAGGGTCTGTGGTTTCATCCCCAGCCTGAGCTGTCACTAAGGGGTCAAAATAAGTTGTACCTCTGATAGAATTAGTTTCATCAAAGGTGTTAATAATCTGGAACTGGCCTACGACTACAGTGTAGTCACCGTCTTTGCCATTAACAGGGATGTTCTCATAAGTAGAAACACTTAACTCAAAGCTAGGGTCAGCTAGTGTAGTAACTGTAGCGGTGTTAATACCGCCAACATCAGCAATATCTTCAGCAGGGGTTAGGTGGAAAAGGTGGGGAGTCTGAGGATATACACCACCGGGGGTTGTAGTGGCGGGGTAGGTGTATGTACCGTTAGTTAAGGGTGCAAAGGCATCTTGGTAAACTATCTGATCATTAACTGCCCCGTTCAACTGGGTCTGCATAGACAGACCTTCAGCCGTACCGTAAGTAACTAATGCGTCATCCCAGACAGGTCCGGTGAGGGGGTCACCACCCTCGGCATTGAAACCTATTTGCTGCCTATTACCAAGAATAAGGTTCTTGTCGAAGTAATTGCGACCTTGAGTAATACTGTCAACAAACTTTGTGCTGCCAACACCACCCTGAACGTGCCAGACAGTAGTATTATGAGCCCTTACTGCATCTGTAGATATGACAGCAACTGCTTTAGGGGTTACACTTGAGTTAGTAGAGAATACGGAAGTAAAAACTGGCTCTGGACAAGATGCTTGAACCCCAGTAATACCAACTGGGACTACCTCTCTCTGAGTACCTGCGCCACCTAATGTGGTAGCTGCTATGGGGGCAAAGCCTAGCATCTACTGTCTGCCAAACCCTGTAGGTACTGAGTAAGTTAGTGCGTTAGCTTCCCCTGCATATATCTGCGCCTTTACGGTGTGGCTACCTGTGTTACCCAGAAAAGCCAAACAAAAGGATTCTGTTTGTGAGGTAGTTCCTGTTTGTCCAACTAAGCCAACGTCTGCTAGATAAATACCTGTACCGGCAGTGTTAGGATCACCACTGGTGTGTGTCCAAGTGCCATTTAACCCCCACCACACTCGTTTGTTAGGTGTGTCCCACGCAATCATATATATGTCATCAGTCACACTTGTTATGCTACCGTTTCCATTTAGAGTCGGATATTGACCGTTACTTAACCCTGTAAAAGCATAACTCTTGGCATTACCAACACTGGTTTGCAGCCCCGAACCACCATAATTAAAGTAGAATGCAGAGTGAGTATCACCACTTGCGCTAGTACCAATGTAAGTCCAAGATGGCGACGTATTAGTTACTGCTTGAAGAAACCTATCATAACAACCTATAGTAATACCATGCCAAGCAAAGTTAAAACTGGACCCAGTAAGTAGTTTATACTCTGTATAATACTTACCATCCTTTAGTGGACCTTGGTAAGCTGCCCCATAGCTGCCAGTAGCCCTTGTAGATACAATGTGTATGTATCCTGTACTGCTGGCAAACTGTTCAGTCCGGTTGGCATAGTTTCTGACCATTGCTGGTACAGGTACATAGTCAGTAAAGATAAGTTTAACCGTAGTAAGTGCAACAGCAGTCTCAACCCCATCAGATGCTTTTGTTCTAAAGGTAATGTTACCTGAGTGAGCAGTGTTTGTAGAGGGGGTAAAAGTGAACGCACCAGCAACAGTACTTATAGCGGTAATCATATCTGGGAGGGAACCAGTTTTATACACGTTACCTAAGTCGTCAAAGGCATCCCAATCGTATGTAATAGGGAAACCTGCATCGTCTACAGCGACAGCAGTGATAACAGTGTTTGCCCCGCTCTGACTAAGAGCATGTACGGATTCTGGAACTGTAGTAAACCTCGGAGCTAACTGATTACCAGTGCTAACCCTGTCCCATTCCAGACCATCCCAAATATAGAGAGCTTTAGTGTCTTGAGTCCAAACTAAATCGGTAGCACTAGGACTGGTCGGCATAGCTGCAAAGTTGGCAACCATAGTGATTCCCCCAGAAGGAGACACAGGTGCCCAGCTATTAGTGCTAGATACAAAAGTTAAGGCTTGTCCGTGTGCAGGGGTAGTACTGTCTACATTAGTTATATCAGCTAGGTACTGCACTACGTCCTGAGCTAACATAGTGAATATTACTACACCAGCGGCTCCAACAGTTATTGCCCCGTTATTAACAAGGGTAGAAGATGTAGGAGCCCTAGCCATAGTGTAGGTTCCACCAGACAGTCCTATAGTACCAGTGCCCGATTCATATGATGTGCCGTCTTCTATGGTATACCTAACAATATCTCCATCAACAACAGAAGCTTCAGCTAATCCCTGAAACCCCGATACAGCAGACCCGAAGGTTAAGTTACCTGTACCTGCTGCACCCGTGAGGGTCATCTTTGTTCTGTCTATGAATTTTACCATTAGGTATTACCTTAGATTAAGCTATGCGGAGAATACTTGTGGTAGCTCCCGGAGCTGGGAACTGGATAGTAAAGTCACCACTTGTAGAACTGACTGTTCCCCCGAAGGAAAACACAGCAATAACTTCATTACCTGTGTTATTATGATTGTAAAGAATACAACCATCAGAAGCTACTGTTACGTTACTAAAAGTAACATCATTAAAGTCCATAACAGCAGTTGTACCATCCATCTGGGGAAAGCCTGAGGCAACTGTAGCTTCTGCACCATTATTACCTGCGTTAAGGGAGTATGTTGCATCATAGTTAGTACCAGACACCTCGTCAGCACCTACATTTGTAATGTCATTAGTGGTGGCATCATAGTTTTGAGTAAGGTTCTCTTCTTCCTTTAAGAGAATGACTCTCATGGAGTTATCAAAGTCATGATTACCTTTAAGCAACTGTAGTTTAAACTGGTCACTCAGGGCTGTTGTAATAGTTCCCGCCATATTATAATTCCTTGTCTTCCTCTGCCTCCTCGGGCAGATCATTTGTTTCAGTTTCGACCTCTAGGTCTGGGTCATAGTTTAGTTCAGCAATAGCCATGAGGTCTTGTATGACCTCTGGATGATCACTGACGTTAATGTCTGCGCCGTTAAGGTTACGAAGGAACCCTGCAATCTCACGTAGATCATGCGGAGCAACATCACCTGCCTTAATACAGGGCATCAGGTCATAGTTAAGTCCGTTAAGCTGCCATAGGCGTTCCACCAGTTGCTTGTTAAGTACATCTACAATAGCTTGGATGTAGCTTTCTAAGGCACGTAGAAACAGATCAGTCTTACTTTTAGATAAGGCGTATGATCCATTGTTACCCCCACCGAGCATAAGAAACTCAGAAAGTACACTACGGGCAATGTCATGTTGGTAACGTCTTACAATAGGGTCAATATCTAGGTTACGAGTTCCTGAACTGGACATTAACTCTACATCTACTAGACGTACATTAGTAGGACTGCCATCCTTGTCAGGATAGGTATCACTGGGGGTGATAATGTAGCCTTGTTCGTTGAACTTTACATCACGTAAGATTTGTTCAAGATTGGCAACAAAACCTGTCTGTGCAGATGTAGCATCCCCAGAGAGATACTCAGAAGGGATACGAGCTACAGGGATACCTGCTAACTCCCGTTCTACTGCTATGGCTTCTATAGACTGTAGGTTGTTTAAGTATTGGTACGATGTGTAAGCATTGCGTAGAATACTACGACCGCTGGGATCACCGTTAATAGAAGTAGTTCTATAATAGAGGCTTTTGTTAGCTGGGATGTAGTGTTGAGAAAGTGCATAACCTGTATCCTGATAAAGCCCCAGTACTTCGCCTGTCTTGGTGTCTACATCAAACCTAGAGACTGTCCAAGGCGCACGACAAACAATTTTACGGACACCCATGCGCCCGTCAGTATACTTACTATACTTCTTATACGATTGTTTAGTAGGCCCAACACGGCGCTTATATACAACCTCAAACCAAGCAAAGCCATACGACAAGCTTGATAACGCTTCCGCAATGTGGTCATCAAGCGAATGTTCCATGTCATCAAAGACACTTTCCACAAATAGAGCTTCATTCTTAGCTTCCTCAGTGTCATTAGCTGGTTCAACCTTGAGTTTGACGTCTCTAAGTACTTGTTCAGCAGCATACATAACTGCGCCAATAGTACTGTCATTATCTCTCATTTCCCTATATTTACGGATAGCAGCTTTGCCACGTAACTCAGGAATAAATTCGTCCGAACGAATCTGTCCATTTCGGACGTTCTGTCCACTGACCCCTAGTGTTTGGGTCGCTTTAGTTTTACTCAATCTTCTGGGCATTATAGGAGTCCCTTAGCACTAGAATATGCTAGTTTAAGTTGTGGCTTTGCGTACCCATTAAGACTAAGGTCGGTGATGGCCCATACACAGGCATCTAATCTATCTGGCGACCCTAAAGACCCAAGAGGTTCCCATTGAACCATCTGATCCTCCAAGTCGTTAAGCCCTCTGACGTGTTTAACTCTGCCTTGCTCATATAGTGCAGATACAGGTTCAGCCCTAGCCATCTTGCCTCTACTCGCATGAACGAGGCGTATGGGTAGGGTTTCATCTTCTGTGTGTAATGTGTGTCTTACCATGTCGCCGCCCTGATTCTTCTCGGCAACAATCCTATCAGCCATATGCTCTCTGTATAACTCAACAGCCTTAGCTGCCCAAGCTTGAGGACTGTACTGTCCCGTATGATCCTCTAGGACATAAGCTGTACCGTTTACGTCAACACCAGCTACTATGATACCAGTCATATCAGAGTCAGTGTTATTACTAATAGCAGGGTCTATGGCTACAACAATTCGGTTAAGTTGGGGGACGTCATCTTTGTCTACCTCACACTCAGCTAGTA